TAACCAAGGTGTGCTGCACAACCATACATAGGTGGATCTGGACTTGTCTTAAGTAAGATAACTATTAATAATATTACTTAAATAGTACTATAGGTATATACTCCCCGAAGCTACTAAAGCTATTATACCATACTTTGGCACCTCTGTCAAGACATAATAGTTAAAATAATAATTTATTTATTTATTGTCACTTTAGGGGTTGACACAAGGTTAAATTTATGGTATACTTATGGTTATGATTCGTTCTTATTAATAATAGTAATAATATAAAGAAGTAACATAAACCATGATGTTCTCCCTAAGTCAGATCAAAAGTGCTAACGGTAAACCGAGAACCAAAAGCCTGTTCTATGAGTTATCCTATGATGATCCATCTGAGTCACTATTCACATTGAAAGAACGAGACATAGAAGTCAGGGGTCAGCCAATGCTATCCCTTCAGCAACTCTACGTATCAATGGTTCCAAGTGATCCCACTGAGTATGAGTTTGCTATGACAGTATTTGGTTCATGGGACTGTTGGCAAGCCATGAACAGGTCTCCTTACCTTAAGCCACACATAGCTAAGTGGAGAGCAGAAGCTGAAGTTAAGGTTAAGTCAGAGGCAATTAAAGCTATAGCACAAGAGATGAAGGAGGGTGGACGTAGTTCCTTCTCCGCAGCCAAACTATTACTGGAAAAAGGTTGGCTAGACAAAGAAGCAGCTTCTAAAGCTAAACAGAAATTAAAAGAAAAAGAAGAGAAAGAACTAGACAGACAGGCACTCATGTTATTGTCTGAGGATGCTAACAGGTTAGGGATCAAGGTAAACTAAGTATGGCTAAGACACCATCAGTAACAACTATCGCATCAGGCTATGCCTCTACGACAACACTTAATGAAAATTTTGAATCTTTACGAAATGGCTTTAATAATGTCGTTTCGTTAGATGGAAGCACACCCAATGCTATGACAGCAGACTTTGACCTGAACGGCAATGATCTGCTTAATGTTAGTGGTGTATACGTAAATGGGAATAACATACTTAACCTACTAGATACCGTAACTGTCAGCACATCAGCACCATCAGGAGGAAACGATGGTGATGTCTGGTTCAAAGTCTCATCATAACTAGGAAAAACAAAGGAACGAAACAATGGCAGCACTTTCAGACTACGCAGAAAACTTAGTACTTAATTGGCTTATGAGAGGCGAAGGTGAAACATCTCACCCGACCTCATGGCACATAGGTTTATTTACCTCTGCCCCAAACGATACAGGTGGAGGAACCGAAGTTTCAGGTAGTGGGTATGCTCGTCAAGCCTGTACTTGGGCTTCAGCTTCAGGAACAGGTGGTACGACATCTAATGAAGCAGTTGAAACCTTTACAGCTTCAGGTGGTTCTTGGGGATCTGTTACCCACATAGGAATCTTTGATGCATCTACATCAGGAAATTTGCTCTGGCATGGAGCACTAACTTCAGCTAAGACAGTGGCTGACGGAGATAGTCTTGAGTTTGCTGTAGGAGCAATTGACTTAACTCTAGCTTAATAGAAAGAGTACCTTATGGTTAAGCTAGTGAACAGAGCCAAGATGACAACTGGTACTACTGGTACTGGTACAATAACTCTTGGCTCTGCCTCGGATGGGTATCAGTCGTTCGCATCGGCAGGGGTGAGCAATTCTGATGTCGTGAGATTTGTCATAGAAGATGGTGATGCTTGGGAGCTAAGTTCTGGAACTTACACGGCCTCTGGGACTACTCTTTCACGAACACTTGGCGAAAGCAGCACGGGCAGTCTGTTAAACCTCACCGGCAATGCAGTGGTGTTTATCACGGCCTCGGCGGCTGATATTAAAACAGGCAAAAGCATAGCGATGGCTATGATCTTCGGAGGATAAAATGGCAGCTCCAAATATAGTAAATGTTGCTACAATTACTGGTAAAACTGCGGTCCAAGCAATAGGCACATCAGCTACAGCTATTGTTACAAACTCTGCCAGTTCAGGTAAAGTTTTTAAAGTTAATGCTTTGTATGTCAGTAATGTTGATGGTACAAATGCTGCTGACATTAATGTAGATATTTTTCGTTCAAGCACTGCGTACCATCTTGCTAAAACTATAACCATTCCAAGTGATGCAACATTAGATGTTATAGCTAAAGCAGTCTATCTTGAGGAGGGAGATACCCTGCGGCTGACAGCTTCAGCGGCATCTGATCTTGAAGCTGTTTGCTCATATGAGGAAATAAGTTAATGAGGTTCAACTCTTCTATAAAAGGAAAAGTTGCTAAACCTACCGCCGACAGTGCGAGTGGGATACACAGCCTAAACAATGTAAATATTGCACTAAAAGATAATGCTTGGCATGTTGCATCTTTATACCCTTTTGCGGTGAACCAAATTCTACCTTTTTCGGTCAGTAGATCAATAACCGACTCGTCTGGTTCTACGGCACATAGAACTGGCCCAAGTCAAGCCGAAGTTCGGGGTTGGCTATCTGGTACAAGCAATGGAGGCCCAAACTGGGGGTATTCAACTTATGTAGATGTGCCAGTACAAGGATACCAAAGATGGACTGTTGGTTACCAAGGTGTGTATGAGATTAGCGCTAGAGGTGCAGGAGGCGGTGGAACTGACACAAATCCAGAATTTCACAGAGGCCGAGGGCAGATTGCAACAGCACGTTTTAATTTGTCGGTAGGGGATCAGGTAATTATTGTTGTCGGGCAAGGCGCTCCAGACTACACAGGAGATCATTGTAACGGTGCAGGGGGTGGATCATTTGTTGCTTTTGGCGATACTTACACCACTGCTATTCCACTTCTCGTAGGCGCAGGAGCTTCAGGGGATACCTCTGACGGGGGAGGTAATGATCCGTCCACCACAAGTGCCTCTCGGTCTGTTACTGACCCTAGTGGTACTTCGCACACAGGTTTAACCACTACTCCCCTCCAGAAAGAGGCTAGTAATTACGGGACTTGGGGGTACAGCTATACCCCTTCTATTAGCTCTGGCACTAATACAGTAGGCGGTGGGTTTTGGGGAATTAGTCCGACAACAGGTTCTACTGCCCAACACGGAGAAACTTTTTCGGAAGGGCTAGTAGGTGGTGCCCGATCAAATACTACCTCAGGGTACGGCGGCTTTGGCGGCGGCTCTGGTGGCGTAGACGAAAGCGGAAACTCTGGCGGGGGCTTTACTACTGGGGAATCTGCTGACGGCCCTGCATCTGCCGCAGGGGGTTGGATCAACACAGGCCATAGTTCGTATGTTTCTAATACAGGGTTTAGCTTAAAACCCGAAACGATTACTGGCACTTCTACCAATGTACCGTTCCAATCCTCTGACTACTCATCAGAAGAGCAACTTAACGGTTCTGTGACAGTAAAGAGGATTAGTTAAAAAGGGAACATTATGGCTAACGTAAAACTATCAGAACTCACAGCAGCCTCTGCAGCAGCCGCAGCTAATGAGTTCGAGATCAATGAGGCAGGGACATCTAAGAAAGTTACTGGTACACAGATCAGTACATTTGTCAGGGGTAATATTGTTACTGCTGACTTAAGTGATACATCTGTTACAGCCGCTGAACTCAGTATTATGGATGGTGTTACTGCAACAACTGCAGAGCTAAATATTTTGGACGGTGTAACGTCTACTGCAGCAGAGTTAAATATTCTAGATGGAGTTACCTCTACTGCTGCTGAATTAAACTATCTGGATGGTGTCACAAGTAACGTACAGACACAGTTTACTAATACAAATTTAGGGTCAGCTAAGGCTTGGTGCTGTTGGAATGGAACAGGCACTGCTGCCATTCGTGACAGCCACAATGTTAGCGGTTTTACTGATAATGGGGCTGGTGATTATACCTTTGAATACACTAGCGATTTTGGCAGCGATGATTACCAAATCGGCGGTCATTTTGCCCACAGTTCAGCTATAACAACCTATGCTTATAATGTTCAGCCAAGAGAAAACAGTGCTGTAACAGCGGGCAGTGCTAGGTTAATCACAGTTTATGTAAGCCCAGCATCATCTGGCTTACTAGATTATCCTTATGCAGCCTTTCAAGCACACGGAGACCTAGCATGACCCACGGGCATCTCTGGGATAGATTAGCAGAAGCCAAGTCACGCCTTGAGCCTGTTCAGTCAAAGTACCGTGTGGTGTTTGAAGACCCTTCTGCACCAGACGAAGCTGCTAAGGTTCTTGTGCCTGACCCAAACTGGATGGCTGCGGCACTAGAGGGTGACATCCTCCCACCTGTTGGGACGTATTGTCGTGACAGACTTGTGGCTGATGGACAGCCCAAAGAACATCCATATGCAGAACCGATTGGCCCTATGTCAGAAGAAGAAGCCATTGAGTATCTCATAATGAAAGACATCGATCCTGCTGTTTGGCAGGAATACCGAGGTAACAGAACAATTATGAAGATTGTACCTATTGAGTTAGTTCCAAGTGACAGATCATTTAGAAATGCTTGGAAGATCAATCAAGAAGTTGACGAGAGGATTGCAGCATGACAACAACTTATATTAACATCAACGGAGATGTTCGTGATGCAGCATCTCTAACCGTTCTAACAGATCGTACCTTCCGTGGGGCTTGGCAGTTTACAGGTAGTGCCGTTACAGTAGATATGACAGCAGCTAAAAACATTCATAAGGACAACCTTCGGGTTGAACGTAAGCCACGCTTAGAGGCACTAGACATTTCTTACATGAAGGCTCTTGAGTCTGGCTCAGGTGCAGGTGCTATTGCTACACAGAAGGCAACCTTACGTGACATCACGGTTGACAGTCGTATCGCAGGAGCAAGCACACCTGACGAACTTAAAGCACTGGATTTGGCTACCCTACTAGGAGAATAGTAGACTCCTATGTTAGGTTTTTCACCATTATCTTCTGGCCCACTAGGGTCAACAGGTGCAGCTAGTTCTTCTGTTGACGGTTTCCGTATTACAGAAGCATCAGATAGCCGTATCCTTGAGAATGGTGATACAAGGGTAACTGAGAATTTTGCAGGAGCTGTACACAGTGCTGCTTCTGCTTTAATAGCTACAGGTACTTTAGCTGCTGTAGGTATAAGAGTACAACCTTCTGCAAGTGCTCTAAGTTCTACAGGAACACTGGCTGCTATAGGAGTAAGAGTACAACCTTCTATAAGTGCTTTAAGTTCTACAGGAACTTTAGCAGCTTTAGGACTAAAATCTCAACAAGCCTTAAGTGCTTTAAGTTCTACAGGAAGTCTGTCTTCTGTAGCTTCAAGAATCCAACAAGCTACTTCTTCCTTAAGTACTCAAGGTTCAAAAGTAGCGGCCTCTACATTAGGTCTTGTTAGTTCAGCTAACTTAATTTCTTCTACTAGTGTAGTCTCAGTAGCTACTAAAACTCAACAAACAGAAAGTGCTCTAAGTTCTACAAGCAGCCTAGCTTCTGAGGCTACTAACACTTTACAAGTCCTAAGTACCCTAAGTTCTACAGGTAGTCTAACATCTTTAGCTACTAAAACTAAACAACTAGAAAGTTCTCTAAGTTCTACAAGTAGTCTAGCATCTTTAGTTGTAGCAATACGTCAATCTTTAAGTGCTCTTTCTTCTACTGGAAGTTTAGCAAGTTTAGCTACTAAGACACAACAACTGGAAAGTGCTTTAAGTTCTACAGGTAGTGTAGTTTCAGTAGCTACTAAAACCCAGCAAGTTACTTCTTCTTTAACTACTCAAGGCTCAAAGGTTTCAGCCTCAACATTAGGTCTTGTTGGTACAGCTAATTTAAACTCTTCTACTAATTTAGTCTCAGTATCCACTAAAACTCAACAAGGACTAAGTGCCTTAAGTTCTACAGGAACTTTAGCTGCTGTAGCAGGAACTACCTCAAGCCATGTAGGTGAAGCTAATTTAACATCTACAGGTAATCTATTAGCTTTAGCTTCAAAAACTCAACAAGCTATTTCTTCTTTAAGTACTCAGGGTTCAAAAGTATCTGCATCTACATTAGGTCTTGTTGGTTCAGCTAACTTAAGCTCTTCTACTAGTATAGTTTCGGTAGTCACTAAGACTCAGCAAGCAGAAAGTGCTTTAAGTTCTACAAGTAGTTTAACTTCTGAAGCTACTAAGACTCAGCAAGCAGAAAGTGCTTTAAGTTCTACAAGTAGTTTAGCATCTTTAGCTGCAGCAATACGTCAGTCTTTAAGTGCTTTGTCTTCTACTGGAAGTGTAGTTAGTTTAGCTTCAAGAATCCAACAAGCTACTTCTTCCTTAAGTACTCAAGGTTCAAAAGTAGCAGCTTCTACGTTAGGTCTTGTTAGTTCATCAAACCTGTCCTCTTCTACTAATTTAAATTCTGTAGCTACTAAAACACAGCAAGGACTAAGTACCTTAAGTTCTACAGGCAGTTTAGCTGCTCTAGTTACTAAGACACAACAGGGTTTAAGTTCTTTAAATGCTGCTGGAACTTTAGCTGCTTCAGCAGAAACTACAACAAGTCATGTAGGTGTTTCTTCTCTAAGTGCATCTTCTAGTTTAACTTCTGAAGTAACACTTACTCAACAAGCCGTATCTGCTTTAGCAAGTTCTTTAAGCCTTTCTTCTCAGGCTACACTTACACAACCTTTAGCTTCAAGTTTAACTAGCTCAGGTTCTTTTTCAGCCGAAGCTACTAAAACACAGCAAGGACTAAGTACCTTAAGTTCTACAGGAAATGTAGTTTCTTTAGGTAGTCTTACACAAGAAGCTGCTAGTTCTTTGTCAGCAGCAGGTTCTTTAACTGCGGTAGCTGTAAATCTAGGAGCTATAAAGTCGGGTGCTTCTTCTTTAACTGGAAGTGCTGCAGTATCCGCAACAGGTTCAAATGTTGTTTACGCTGAGTTTGGTGGTGTAGATACAGAAACTACAAGAATAACTGAGGACGGTAATACAAGAGTTACCGAAGACAGTAATGTTAGAATTACCTTTGAACTTACTAATTCAGGTGTAAGTTCTATAACACCTCAACCAACCTTTATTCTATTCTCATCGACAGCCTATATTAAAGAAAATGGTGTATGGAAAGTATTTGATCCTTATGCTAAATACGAAGGTTCTTGGGTAGAACCTGAAAAGGTCTACTACAAGGAAGGTACATCATGGCGAAGAGCACACTAAGTGAAGGCAGTTGGACTATGACTAAATCAATACCTATTAGTTTTATCTTAGCCATCATTGGTCAGACAATAGCTCTAGTCTGGTATGTCTCTAGTTTAGATAATGCCATAGAAAATAATAAAAAAGATTTAATCAGACATGAGACAAGAATAGAAGCCTTAGAAGCCGTTGTTCAAAGTCAAGCTGTTACACTTGGTCGTATGGATGAGAACATTAAAGCTATAAGAGACTCAGTGGAAAAGATGGCAAATAGGGATACGGAGCAATAAATTAAGTGGCTATCAGAGAACAAATAAAAACTGCTGCTGAAAACAGTTTAGTTACATTTATTAATCTGGTAGCTCCTGAACAAGTACTTGGGCAATGTCACGAAGATGTCTGTGAGTGGTGGACAAGACAGGATGCTAAACCATTCCAACTTCTTTTGTTTCCAAGGGATCACGGTAAGTCAAGATTAGTAGCTTACAGGGTAGCTTGGGAACTAACTAAAGACC